ACTTGATTTTTGTTTTATAATATCCTGTTTCTACTCGTTCTAATGCGCCTTTCATGACTAAACCGTTTAGCGTCCAGTTAATGGCCTTCCAATTTAAACCAGTTACGTGCATGAGATAGTTAATGTTGGTTGTCGTGTCGACCAGTGTGTTTTTATAACACTGTTGTAGGATTATGACCTGTTCAACTGTAAGTGAGCCATCGCGCTCTAATGCGTTGGTGTGTGCAATGTAATCTTGAAGTGATGGTAATGATGCTAGTGCCATGATGATTTTGATTATTTGTTATTTTAAATTAGGAATTGCATTTAGGTATGCTTGATGCGCTTTTTCTGGTGTATTGTATGAACCTAAAAATCTTCGTTTACCATCAACATAAATTCTTGCGTGATATTTAGTGTTGGTTGCTTTGTATACACCTGTAGGTAAATCTCTGATTTTATCTTTACTTGCATTTAATCTGTTAGTAATAATTTGCAAATTATCTAATCTATTATCTAATCTATCAGCATTAATGTGATCTACCACTAATCTATGCCCATCTGGTACGTGATCTAAATAGGTTATAGCCATTAATTGATGAATTCTAAATACTTTACATACACCATCGTTACACAAATTAACACGTAAATAATTAGTGTTTAAATATGCACGTAGCATTAGTCCTGTTTTTAGATTTTTTACTTCTCCGTTTGTTGATATACCATAATTTTTGTAACCTGGTATTTGTTTAAAGTTTTCCATGCGTTTGTTATTTGTTTTGTTTGTTTTATTTATATATAAAAATAAATTTATGTTTCATGTCATTTTTGGAATTATATTATAATATTACATAAAAAAGGCTGAACAGAACGTCCAGCCTTTAAAAAATAAAAGAAAAAATATAAAGAAAATCATCAAGATTATGATGACTGAGATATTATTTATACCAATTTTGCTAAATTAGTTTCAATAAAAAAGCCGTTAGTCAAATTACCAACGGCTTTAAATATAAAATAACAAAATATCATGAAACTGTACAAATTCGCAAATACAATTCTAATATATGTATCGTATTTTTTAAAATAGTTTCAAAAATTAATTTGTTTTTAACGCTTGAATTTCTGCATAAATCTTTAACAATTCTGCTTCTTTTTCAGCAATTATTTGTTCTTGAGTAGGTACTTCTACTTGTACGATTTCAGAATGTACTAAAATCATTTCACCATTTTCATTCTTTTCGAAAGTTTCGTTATTAAAAGTTGTCATATTGATAATTTTTTATGATTTAAATCCAACATATATAAATGTCGTGTTGAGTGAGTATGCAGCCCATGTTGCAGAACTAATAGTACTTGGTAATACTGTTTGACCGCCAACATTACTTTGTACTGACATAGCTCTACTCATTGTAGAACTATCTAATGCAGCATGGTATACAACTGATGACGAGTTAGTAGGTCCAAATACACCAACACCACTAGCACCACCTACTTGTAATATACCAATATAATACATATTTGTTGGTGAAGTTGGAATTGTAAAGTTAACATTTGTGATTGTTTTTCTACCAGTAGTAGATGAATCAACTGAACCAAATGTAGTTACTAATGTATCTGGATAAAAGTTACCACTTGCATCTGTTGTACATGTGTATAATCCTAAAGTAATAGTTGAACCAGCTTGTGCAGTAGCAGAAACTAATATTGCAACATCTTTAATTATTTCACCTGCAGATAAACTTTGAACTAATACGTATCGAGGTGTTCCAACAGTCAATGTTTGTGTTGAACCAGAGAAAGTTAATGCAGGTGTATTTAATTTATAAAATGGAAATCCACCCATATTAGATGGAGATTTAATACTATTAAACATGTTTGCACTTCCACCACCGCCAGATGTACCAGATGATCCGCTTGTTCCAGCAGTTCCATCTATACCGCTTGTGCCATCAACACCAGATGTTCCGTCTTGACCAATTCCGCTTGTTCCGCTTGTACCGTTCTGACCATCTTGACCAGAAGTTCCACTTGTTCCATCTATACCAGATGTTCCAGTAATACCAGATGATCCGCTTGTTCCTGACGTACCAGGTGTACCAGGTTGTGAGATACCAGAAGTTCCACTTGTTCCATTAGTACCATTAGCACCGTTTAAACCAGAAGTTCCAGATGAGCCTGTTTGACCGCTAGTTCCACTTGTACCAGCAGATCCTTTTGTACCAGAAGTTCCAGACGTACCAGAAATACCAGCAGATCCAGAAACACCGCTTGTTCCAGATGAGCCATCAACTCCACTAGTTCCGCTTGTACCAGAAAGACCACCTGCACCAATTATAGTGGCTGATGAAAAATCTTGCTCACCATACCATTTGATGGCTGCATCAGCACCACCTCTAACTTGCATAGGTAAATTATGACCTTCGCCGTCTTGTAAATTTTTAAAGGTTGAATCTAAAGCATTTTCATCTTCAGTTTTGATCATACCTTTGTATGTGTCCTTTAATTTTTTGTTGTGTAAACTACCCATTGTTGTTTGTGTTTTTTATTCCTTTTAATCGTGTGACAGCATCTATAGTGCCTTCGACACCAATATATGCAGTTGCGATGATCACCCAAGAGTCTCCGTCTAATTTACCCATAAAAAGGGCTACAGCTGATAGCATAAAAACCATCAGTTTTCGACTAATCCACTTAGAAGTTAATCTATCAATCATTTCCTTGCTCACCGCCATATAATTCTTTTTTAATCTTAATAGACGTGTATATGAAGACAGCTATACCAACAGCAATCTTAATAACCAAATCTAAATCCGTTAGACTAAAAGAAAAAGCTGCTGCGTTCCAGCCTATAACTGAGTCATCTACTATTTTTTTGATCATCTTTTTTTAAATATAATTTTAATTTTTTAATATTAGTTTTTGTCGATTCAGTCGTTAATCGATTAACCCCAGGTTTGGTCGTCACCGAAACATTCATCGCACTGCCATGCTGAATTGTCTGCATCATATGATTTTTTTGATTTTGGAATTACTAACCCAGAAAAATATGGGCTTTGTTTTTGTGGTTTAACTCCTGTTACGCCAGGTATATCATACTCTGTAAATAAACCAGGATTTTCATATAAAAATAATCTTAATCTTTTATCATAATATTCTGCTGTATCTAAAACAGTTTGACGTAACCATTTAACTTCATCTAACGAAGTAGAATCAGCTGTCTCAGATTTAGGTACTAAAATACTTGCATTTGTTAATTTGTACTTTAAAGCTGGAATAGCTAAATAAAGTGCATAATTCATTAACATTTGTGCTATATAAGCATTTAATAGATCCTTTTCTTTTTGTACTAAATTATTATTAGCTACACCATCTTTTAATCTATTGTAAAATTTAGTGCCTAATGACTGTTCTAAATAAAGATCTTGAGCATTAAATACAAATGGCACAATATCATCTACTTGCACATTATCATCTAATGCTGTCCAGTTTTTAATTTTATTTTCTGATATTAATAATACTGCTGCCATGTTTATTGTTGTGTGTTTTGTGATTGGATAGCGTCAATATAAAGTACTTTAGATTGTTCAATTTCTAAAGTAACATTTAAACCAAAAGCACGCATGATTGGTTTGATTGATTTTAATAAAATATTCTGTTTAGGTACAATTACAGTTCCTAAAAAGTGTGCCCATGCAGTTTCAATTTCTGCTGCATTTGAACTAAAACCGCTAGAATCTTTAATACCTAAAAGTAGAGGTGAAGTAATGTGGTGTGCTGTCAGTACTCGAGACGAGATACGCTCTTCTAACGTTGTGTAATACGTGTCATTTGCCGATTGAATTGGCTGAAATGTTGGTTCTTCACCTGGTTCTGAGAAAGTTAACCAAAAACGACCAGCATTATCTTCACCGCTAAATGTGTTTTTAATATCATTATAGATCTCAAGTCTTTCTTCTTCAGTTGGTTGACCATTTCTAAAATTAATAGCTAAAGAAGGTGAAAGTCCATTTGATATGTTAGAATTATGAAAACGCGAGATACGAATATCTAATTCGCAGTCATTTAAAGCACCAGAATAATCAGGTAATGGATAATACTCATTGCCTGGTGTGTAGTCTTTGTAATAAAAAATCTGTGAAGCATTTTCTTTTTGGTTATCTAAACGATCAAATGCTCTATATTCTAATGGCACATACTTACGTGTATTTGACCAATCAATAGAATAAAAATATGTTTCAACTTCACCATACTCGTTACATTTACCTGAACGAACTCTTTCGAAAGGTACGTGATATATTTCAACAACAGTATCTGATCCTTTATTCCAAATGGTATTTAATGCATATCCACCATGAATAGCATAGTCTGACGCTAATTTGTCAAAGACTTCATCTAGGGTTTCACCTTTTTGATTGATAATTTGATCTCCGTATTCAATAATACCATTTCCTACAATTGCAGCTGAAATAGCTTGAATACAGGTTCTGTGCATTGAAGAATTGTTATAAATTTCAATTAATTTACTTGGGAATAGGTTGTTTTCACCGAAATACATCCATTCTTTACCTTTAACTTCTATAATTTTAGGTAGATCGAATGCTTTAAATGTAAAACCTTTTATGTGTTCTGCTTTCATAATTTTTATTAATTTTCGAAATAGACAACAGCTTCTCTGTCATCATTGTTTGAAATATATGTATTGTTTTCAGGGGCAGCTGAAATTACTTTAATTAAACCTTGATCAATAATACTCCCAAATTCAATTGAACGCAATTGATATGAAAATATACCATTAGCTTCAGGATTATTAAACCAAAACTCTGGCAACTCTAATTGATATTGAGTATAACGATCGTTTGTTTGAAGCCAATACGCTGGAATAGGTGCAGCGCCTTCAGGGAATGATCTATTAGTAAATTTACTAGTAATAACAAACTCAAAGCCACTTGGTATATCAAGTATTTTTTTGTTTATGTATATGTATGGAATTAAATCAATTATTTGTAGAAACATTTGTCAACATATTTGTTTATAGTTATAAATATAAAAAGACACGAAACTGTCAGAAACAAAAAAAGGAAGCCATAAAGACTTCCTTTTTTATTCTTAATAGTTATTTCTATTACTCACCAACTAATGTAGCAGCTACTTCGTATGAAGGAGCAGGCTCATAGCCAGTTAATGTAATGTTGTAGCCGTTTAGATCACCGTATGCAACACCTGTAGCAGCAGACCCAGCTGTTAATTCAGCTCCTCTGGTAATACCAGCTGACCAAAATTTACCGTTGTTGTCTTTTACCACTACCAAAAGGTTAGTCGCTTGTCCTAACAATTTGAAGATGTCTCTTTTAGCACTCTCTAATTTTCTGAAAATAATGTTAACATCTTGTTGGTAGAAGATTGAACCGTTCTCTGAAGAAGCAGTTGCAGCTTCTGTGAAGCTAGATGTTTGTTTATTTACAGCAAATTTGAAAAAATCTGCAGCGTCTACAGCACTACCGTCGTATGAAATACCAGTAACTTTACCTGCAGTTTCAGTAATTGTAGCAGGAGCTGCTACTACTGATGCAATGTAAACGTACTCAATACCACCTTGGTTATCGCGACATCCTAAATTTTCGATGCCAGCTGTTAAAATACATGCCATAGTTTTAAATTTTTATTTTTTTAGATTATGCTAAATCGTTTGTTGCGAATTGATCAACGTTTACCGCTAATACACCTTCTCTGAAAGCGATTTTTACTTTAGTTACATCGTTAGAAGCATCCCAGAAGATGTTCATTGCAGATGCATCTGATTCTAAACCAGTACCAAAGATGATATCAGCTTTACGTCCAACGAATACTCTGTTTGAACCTACTAAACCAGCAGATTTTACTACAGTTACGTTAGTTCCAGGAATGATTAGTTCTTTAGTATCTTCAGATGGAGTGTAGTGATACAAGTTTTGTGCAACTAAAGCTCTTGATAAAGTTCTAAAGTTAGCAGGAGAAACGAACATTACTAAATCTTCAGCATCAGCTGATTCAGCACCAACAGCGTCAATTAAGTCTAAAGCTTGATCGATTGCATTTGATAAAGTCCAAATTGCAGCACCTGCAGGTACGTTAGCACCGTTAGCACCAGTAATTTGCTCTTTTAAACCGTCAGCAACACCATCACCACTCATAATAAATTCAGAAATAGATTTTTGAACTTTTTTAGTGTAGATGTCAGCTAAAGCTGCTTGCAATTCGTTAGGAATTTCTTCTTGACCGTATGCAGATGGGTTCATCTTCATTGCCATGTAAACTGAACGTAAATCTTCAGCACACATTTGTGTTTTAAATTGTTTGTCTCTGATCACGATGTTGTGAGGAGTCAAAGTTACTTGTCCGTCAGAAGTCCAACCACAAGATAAATCGCCAGCTAAAAAGTCAGCGTCTAATTGTGTTACTTGAACAGTACCTGCAGCAAGACCTGTACGAACTGAAACGTAGTTTAACTCGTTAGTGTTCAATACAGATTTAGAGATTAATTCGTAGCTTAACTCATCTGTAAATGGAGTCAAAGCGTTTAAATCGAAACCGTAAGCCATAATAATAGGGTTTTTGTTTTTAAATTATTTGTTTTTCTTTCTTAAAGAAGATAAAAATTCGATTCTAGCGTTAGTGTTAGACTCTTCTACCTTTTTAAATTTGTTTTTGATTGGTTCAGCAGCTGGTTCACCTTTAAAAGCTGAAAATTCAGCCTTGTGTGATTCCAACTCTGCTTTCAATGCGTTAACTTGATCAACTAGTGGTTGAATAGCAGCAACAACGCCTTCGATTGAGAAAGTTTCTTCAGCAGAAGCTTCAACTTCTACTTCTACTTCAGTTTCAGCTGGTTCAGCCTCTGCTTCTTTTTCTTCAATCTTAACGATGATACCCGCTTCGTCTACAGTAACAATCATACCATCTTGAGTTTCGTGAATGCCAGCAGGAGCTGGAATTTCACCTTCAGATGTTACAACTACTAATGCAGCGCCTTCAACTAATTCACCTTCTGTTTTTACAACAGTACCATCGATTAAAATGGCTTCAGCAAATTTGTCTTCAACTAAACCTAGCATCACTGATAATTTGTGATAAGCTGTTTTTGCAGTCATTTGTGTTAGATTTTTTTTTAAAATTACGTAATTTGGAGTTCAACTCCGTAAAGAAGTATATCCATGTTATATATTGACAAAAGTTTTTAATGCAATTCAATAAACATACCTTCTACACTTAGTCCTTTGAGCTCTCCTCTTTTGATTTTTTGCCAAGTTTGTTCATCATTGATACGATAGCTGAGCATCCACGTCCCAATAGGAAGATTAAAGCCATATTTAGCAGATTTATCAAATTTAGTGTCTTCGATAATCCAAGATTCAAGTAAAGTATTATCAGCCACGACAGCGCCATTATGATTAACGTCAGTATTGTTCTGATATGACTTTTTGAAAAAGCGTTCAGCAATTTCTCTAATAGTTTTTTTACTAAAGTAGACATAATATAACTCACCAGTTTCTTCATCTTTTCTTAATATAAATTTATTTGGTATCATAGCTGGTGCGATAATGATACGTTCATCTTCGTTTTCAACTGCAAAACTAGTGTGAGTAAATCTTGCATTGTCAGGTACTGCACCGTTAGGTGATGGAGCCATAGTATTGTTACTCAAACCTGCTGCACCATTTGCTGGCCCTTTATTAATATAAATTTCTTGACCATCTTGTTGTGTAATTACTTGGATTTCATTCCAATAATGGCGACAATTTACGCCTGATTTCCAATCTAATAAAGGATTTGCATCTGCTCCATGTGCTTCAGATCTTTCACCTGTTGAAATATATTCACTCATGTTTATACTTGCCATATTACGTAATTCATCGCGCGTATAGAGTCTGTTTAGTCTCAACATAGCTTTACAGAAGTTTCTTTCAGCTGATGGTCCAGCATATTGGTATTTAGTTACACTAGATCTGTTTTCACCAGCTAATGCATCTAAACCAGCTAATCCTTTTAAATAATCACCTAATGTAGCGAATTCTGTTTTACCTAATTCTAACCAGTGTGCTGCTGGATTTACATCTTCGCCTAATTCAGCTGCCATTTTTAGAATGCCTTCTTCTTGTTCTTCACTTAATATGTGGTGTGAGCATTTATGTGAGCTCATTTGTTCTTCTTGCCAAGTTGCATAACAAATAGCTGCAGCTTGATCTTGTTCATAACCTTCATTGATTAATTCAGGAATACAACGTCCAATATACTCTTCTTCTGTTTCACCAGTGTTTACGTCTACAAAAGATTCTTTTTTAAATGCAAAGAAGTCTACTTCAATAGCTGGTGAATCTACAATCGATACAACAGATACTCCAGCGTCTTCTGTATTAATTTGTTCGTGGTTGATAACTAATTCAACGATTTTTTTGATAGGTCTCATATATTTAATTATAATTTTGCTAATCTGTTAATTTTAGCTGTTGCTTCTTGGCTTGATGTCATATCATCTGATACAACGTATGTTTTGATAGGCACATTTACTGAAGATTCTACAGCTGATTGTAATTCTGCAATCGATGGTACTAAACCACCATCTGCAAATTTAGGTCTTGCTACAGAATTTAACGACATAGCCATTTGTGCTACGCCTGGTTGAGCCATAGCATATTTATTAATAATAAATTCACCGCCTTCAGCCTCAATAGGTACTCCACCGCTCGAGTGTGAATTACCAACGATTAAACCACCTGTTGCAGCTTTTGGTGTTTCAACTTTTACAATGTCTCTTACTTGTTTTAAACCTGCAGCAATTTGCACACCTGCCATAACTGGTTTTAACCAAGTTGGTATAATAGTTGGATCCTTCATAACTTGCGAAGCACCTAAATATGTGTTAATAGTCGCTTGCGCAATCGCAGCTGATTTTCCTGCTGCTGTTTCTTTACCTAAAAGTTCTGAAACTGAACCAAATAAACCAGCTGAGATAGCTAAAGATCTTTGAGCTGAAGCTTCTTTATTTTTAACACGTAAATCATCATAGAATGCTTCGATTCTTGCTCTTTCTTCTTCAGTACCTTTTAATTTATCTAATTCTGCTAATGCTTTTGTTTCTTCTTCGTCTAAACGAACAGCTTCAGCTTCAAAAACTGTTTGATCTTTGGCTATTTTATACTCTTCTAATAAAAGATCTTTGGCTTGTTGATTAGTTAAAGCTTGTTCTTTACGTTTATTAGCATAAAAACCTTCAATTACATCTACTGATTTTTCATATTCTTCTGCAGTCATTAATTTTTCATCAAGACGTGCTTTTGCAGCAGCCATTGCATCTGCTTCTTCTTTATCAGTAATAGCTTTGGTATCAGCATACGTTTTCTCAGTCATTTGGATTTTATAACCAAGTAACCATTCTTCTTGTGCTTTTACTCTGTCTTTTTCTTTTTGATTTTCTTCTTCTGCTTTTAAATTCTTTTCTTGAGTAGCTTTATCGACTGCTTGCTTTTCTAAAACAGCGTATGCAGAGTTCAATTGCTTGATTTGTTCAGCAGTTGCACCTTTTTCTTTTAACATCTTTAGATCAGCCTCTTTCTGAGCTAATACCGTGCGTCTGGCGATCTCGATAGTGTCAGTTAATTGTTTATCTTGCAGATCCTTTAATTTATCAGCCACAGCTTCTGCATTCTCTCTACGTTTGTTTTCAGCCGCTATAGCTTTTTCGCTGGCTTCTTTACGTTTAGCAGATAACTCATCTTGCTTTTTCTTTTCAGCTTCTGCTCTTTCTTTAGATTTTTCTGCAGCTGCTTGTTGTACTTCATCAATATTAAAAGTAGCTTCTTTGATTTTCTTTTCAGATATACCTAAAGCAGCAACCATATCACCGAAACCTTCAGCGACAAATTCAAGCACATCAGCAAAGGCATTAAAAATAGGTAGAGCTACTTTTTCTACTAAAGCTAAAATAGGGCCTATGATTTTTGAAAAGGCACTACTGATTTTATTTAATGTTGCTTGACCTTCAGCTGTTGAGCCTAAAGCCTTTTTCATTAACATAAATGCACCAACGATACCTGCAATAACTGCAAGTATTGGATTAGCCATAAAGATTTTAAAGACACCATCTAAACCTTTCATTGCATTACCAGCTGCACCAGCAGGACCTGGCAATGAGGCTAATTGATCATCAAACTGACTAGATTGAAATTTAGTCTTTTCTAAACTTTCTTCGAGATCATCTAATTGACCACGAAGTGCTTTAAACTTTACTTTATCACCTGCTGCAGCAGCTTGTTGTAATTCTACTTGAGTTTTACGAATCTGTGTTTGTAATTTAGTAAAACTATCACCAGTTTCATCATTCTGTTTGGCTTGCTTTTTACTCGAATCACTAGATTTTTTTTGGGCTTTCTGTACTTCTTCATTTTCTTGTACCAAACCACCCATGGCTTTTTGTAAATCTTCAACAGATTTTACTTCTTGATCTATACCATCTATTTTAAAGCTAATGTTAACTACCGCCATATTATAATTGTGTTTTCTATTTAGAAATATAAAAGAGTGGGCTTTTGAAACCCACTCTTGTTTAATTTTTTAGCAAGTAGGTCCCCATATAACTCTATGTTCACCTCCAAATGCTGTTAATGTTCCGTATACTACGCCTGGACAACTAATCATTGTATCAAAACCAGGATCTAAAAGAATAAAGTTATAGGTACCGTCACAATTTTGATATTGTACTTCTACTTGGAATTCAGATTCGTTGATAACGCTAACTTCTCTACAATCACCTATTGGTATTGGGTCGCATATACCATTAGCATTTGCATAGTTTTGTCCATCGTTATTAAAGTTTGCATCAGCTATAGCCTCTGCATCTGCTTGTGAAATAGTTGATGTGTATGTGTTACTATACGATACTGAAGTGCCAGTATAACCAGGTGCACAATCATTTTTAGTAAATGTACCAGATCTCGGTGCTGAATACGTTGTAGGTGGTGTAACTGTACATGTACCGTTGATATTTGCATAGTTTTGACCATCTGTATTAAAGTTTGCATCAGCTATAGCATTTGCATCTGCTTGTGAAATCATAGATGTGTATGTATGCTCATAAAATACTGAAGAACCTATGTAACCAGGATCACAATTATTTCTTGTAAAATTACCAGATCTATATGCTGAATATGAAGTACAAACTGCATTAATAACTTGATATGCTGTACAACCAGCTGCATCAGTTACAGTTAAAGAGTATGCTGCGTCTGGCACACCTGTTAAATTTGGTGTAGTTGCTCCATTAGACCATAAATAGGTAAAAGGTGCAGTACCACCAGATAAAAGAGATGTGATATCGTTTGAATTTGAACCACTACAACCAGCAGATAAATTCAATTGCATTTCTGGTGAATTTGTAATTGACCAAGCTTGAGATGCAGTTCTACCAGCAGCATCAGTGACTACCACTACATATAAACCAGCAGCAACGTTAGTTATACTAGGTCCAGTTAGAGATGGTTGGTTAACTCCATCTTTTGTCCATGCGTATGTGTATGGTGAAGTACCTCCTATTGCAGAGATTTCTATATTACCACTAGCACTACCAGCACATGATACTAAATCTGTAGAAACTGTAATAATTTCTAAAGGAGCAATTGGTGAGAAGTTTAATAATTTAATCAAATCAACTTTAACAGATGCTAATTCACCAATTGGTGCATCATAGATTTTTTGTATACGCCAGTATGCATTTTCAACCCAAATAACATCATCAAAAGTGATAGCTGCTAAATCTGTTACATCTAACATAAAATATGCTGTTAGTTTTCTAGCATTTGGATCATATAAACTATCAATGTAATCCTTCCAATATTTTTCATATACTGAACTACCTAATAAACCATTATAACCAGTGATTGTTTCGCCATAATATGGCGCTTCAATTTCCCAGTTTAGGTTTACATCATCAGCAAGCGGTGGCCAATTTTCATGATATGATACAATTGGTGAAACATCGATTTGTTGATTAGTTTCTAAATGCCATGACACTAGTGATGTGATTAAACCATTATAAAATAATAAACGTGGTTCAACTTCAATAGGAATATGTCTTGTAACATTATCTTTTGTTTCTTCTTTATGTAAATGTGCTATGATCCAATTATTTGCTGGATCTCCACCTTCTATTTGTTTGATTGGTGTTGAAGCAAAAGGAGATATGTTAGCTCTTTCACCATCTATTAATTCATTTTGTGAATCATAAATAAAACGACCAAATGTTTCACCAAACGTATCTTTATTTTCTGTGCTCAACACGTCTTTACCTTCAATATCTGAAAATGTAATAGTTGAAGACTGTGAATAAAAAACTGGTTCGATTGCAATGTCTTTTGTGTAATCTAATTTTGAATTCCAATCAAAAAGATCACCTTGACCAATATAAAGATACCATGGTTCAATAGTAAATTGATTAGGTTTTATTAAATCTGGTACCATTACTAATCTAAAACGATTTAGAATAGCTTTGATAAAATCAATTTGTTTGATTTTAGAAGACAAAAGATCTGCAACAGTTTCACCACCAGGAGCTTGTGTACAGAAAAACTGACCATTGTATGTTGTGAAATCTGGTTTTATAGTACCAGCAGCTTCGATAGAACCTCTAATATCGATTTGATCACCTGTTATTAACTGTACAGAAGTTGGTAATGAAATTGAAAGGTTTTGATAAACATATTGACTGTTTTGTGCAAAAGTAATTACAGATGTTTGCGCAATCTGCACATTATTTTTAAAAATGTATAATTTACATGTGAAATTACCAGCAGGACCGTTGTTGGTAAAATTAAAAGTACCACTAGAACTAAAATTATAAAATCCGTTTTGAGGTGCTGTGTATTTTCCATTTTGAGGGTTGTATACGTTATTAAAATCATTTACTTCAACATCAAATTCAATAATCTCTGGTATACCTTGATTAGATACGAAAGTATTTAATGAAGTGTATGCACTCATAGTATTACCAGCACCAACCACTTTAAGTGGAGATGCTTCATTACCAAAAGCTGACAAATAGATTTTTTTAAAAAAAGCAGAGTTTAAAAAATTAGATTGATATGTATAACCAGTTTGATTAAAAATGGCATCAAAAACAGATTTAACTCTAATCATTGGTCTCAATTGAAAAACTGATAATGGATGTGAGCCTTGTGTAAAATTTTTAGGACCATTTAATCTAACCATAGATTGCAATGGGTTTCCGCTATTATCATACGCTACACCAAAATCTATTAAAGGATAAACGATATCACCGTTGAATATACCTGCATTTGGATCTAATGGATCAGCATCCCATGAATCAATAATAAGTTGTCTAGATTGCAAGTGTTCATATTGTGATAAATCTAAATTACTCAAATAACCTTGACCAACTGCTGATGCAAAGTCTCTAACTTCACCCATAAAAAGAGTTTCATAATCTACTTTGCCAATAGTTTTATCAACTATAACACGTTGTAGTCTAATCTGACCATCTTTAAAGAAAGTCTGATCAACAAACAATTCTGCTTTGATTTTTTTAGTCACATCAAAGTCTATACCGTTGACATTAAACCACCATTTAAAAAATGTGTCGTTTTTGTCTGTCGATGGCATTCTAAATGAACGTGAAAAAGCAGATTCAATTTGACCTGCTTCGGTGATTGATTCTGCTGTTAATGTAATTTTTATAGGATCTGTTTCATACAAATCAAGTTCAAACTTGATGTCTGTTTTAGGATCGTAAACAAATAGTTGGACCATATTATGAACGTTGTGTTTTATATTTAGCGTCAGCTAAAAATTCAAAATTGTATTGATATAATTTATCAGTAGCTCTACGTTTAGGCGTAACAGATTGTGTGGTTATAACACCTTTTATACTTGCCAGAGATAATTCATCGCCCGAAACACCAGGATAAACGTTATCAAATGGCATCTGTGTTAGTAAATAAGCTGCTGGTGAAGCAAAGGCTTGTCTAATAAACGTTTCACTATAGTCATTCATATAATCTGTTGAGCAACTAAAGGTGATTGTAGATTCTGTATCGTTAACATGATTACGCGTATCGAACCAACTACCTCCATCACTTAGATTTTCATTACGCCACATAGATTTTTTATTTGAATATGTTACTTTAACATTTTTTAAATTTATAACATCCCAACCGCCAAGTGAATTCATGAATATTAATTGACCTGGTTTTTCTCTTGATGATGGTAAATCATTATAATTCGAATCACATGTGTCAATAAAGTTAACTCTGTATGCTGCGATAGGTACTAAACCTGAAAATTCTGCAATCGATGCTGAATCATAACAGTTTAATTGATTACCAGACCATGGTCTATTACATGCTTGAGGATCTGCGTATGAGTGTGCTGTAATCCATGCGTGTGTTGCATTTAATTCATTACCAAAACCATAGTATTGATAGCCCATTGAAAGTGCTGAATAATCTCCTGGAATATCAACATTACCAGGCAATGCACTTGCAGTTGATGGTCCACACGATGTTTGAGGTCCCCAACCTAATTGTGTACTATTAGAAATCCAGTTTGTGCCTATTAATGTTGTATTATTATAATATCTAACTTGAAATGAAAATAAACCATGTAATGGTATAGATCTGTTAGTATCAAAAGGAAATTGACCAGGTGAACTCCATTGTTGCACATACATTGGCACTACAGAACCACCACGACGATATAAATCAACTTGTGGCACTTCAAAGCCAGCATCAGCTGCAAACCACATTGTTGGATCCATTGATTTTGTAATCCAGTTAGGTTGCCATGTTAAAAGTCCTGCATTGGTCCAGTTAGGCAAACAATCTACGCAATTAGGAGGCAATTGATTATTTGTATACCATGTTAAAATATCAAAAGGTCTATCTTCAGGAAATGCAAGTCCAGTCGAACCATTATATGCCATGTCACCTGTTGTACTAACTTCAGGATCTACTGTAGATTCGCCAATAACGCCTGAAATATACAATTGAAATTCTGAAGCCCAACCTGTTAATCTGTGTTGAATGATATTGTTAAATGATTGAATGTTTCCGACAGTTTCATCTGTTTTAACATACGCTTTAATATATGGCGCCACATCAAAATAAAGTTTACCATCTGGGTTTGCTGGTTGTTGAATCTCAGCTACTTGCACATTGTTAACAACTACTCTAACTCGATATTTATAACCAGATTGTAGTCCTGATGCGTTTTGTCTTTCTGCAACACATATTAATTTTGAATACGCAGCGGTCCATGGATCAAAATGCGTATAATTATTAGGTTGTTTAAAAATTTGAATTGTTGCCATATTTAATTTATATTATTTAGGTCTTGTTGTAATAATTGATCAAGTCTTTGAGCAACTTGATTTTGTAATGTTTCGTAGTTAAAAAACGATTGAGCTGGTATACCAAAACGTCTGGTTTCAAATTTATATTCAGAACCAGATAATGGTTGAGGTTCAATACTTTCAGGTACTGTTAAACCAAATGAGTCTTCAGTACCAGATACACCATAGTTTTGAAACATACCATAATAAAGCATTTGAATCTTTAATGTGTTGTTATCAACTACAGCTTGTAATGATCTTTTTAAATCTCCGCTGTCTTCTGGCGCTAAAGCTCGTATTTGAGCTACTAGTTCTCCACCAATCGTTAAAAGGTGAGCATCTAAATTATTTAGTTGCTGACCAAAAGCATTAAGAGCTGATTCGAATTGTTCTACTGTCATAATTAATATGGTACGTCACACGCGTTTAATCCACCTGGAACTGTTATATCTAAAGTTACTGTTACACCTGCAACCCAATCATCAAATCTTTCTTTAAAGGGCGTAACGTTACCTATATTTGAAACAAACCAGTCTTTGTCTTCTGAAAAATACATTTGAGCTATCAAGTCTGTAGCATAGAGCTCACAATCTGATTGTACTCTTAAGTAATTAGCCATGCCATCAATTTGTGTTTCTTTGATAGCTAGTTGATCCATAACAATCATAGAAAATGAATAGACTTTCTGATTATTCTGAAGCTTGTGGGTTTGAGGCACTAAAAAAACGTATGGATAATCGACAGCATTAGTTATGTACTGGCCAGCAGTCTCGGTTGTGTTCTGGTTAATTCTAATATCTGAAGTATAGCCATACCCAAATTGAGCCAATTGTGGATGTTGCTCCACTAAAATTTTAATCTTGTTAATAGTATCAAAGTATGTCATCATCTTGATTTTTGTTTTAATTTATCGTATTCTCTTTGTTTACGTTGGTTATCTTCTTTGCGCCATGACATAAAGTTAAGTGCATTTCTAAAAGGTTGTTCAGCTATCTGATCTAATTTTAGCATGTCTTCATGTGCTAAATGAATTAAAACCTGATACCAAACTCTTCGAGGATCTGCAGTTGGTTGAACTTCTTCATCATCCTCATCATCTTCATAATCTGCATCTGGTTCTCCATCTGACAGCAAACCTGCATAGATACGATATATTTGTTTGCGCCAATTCGAGATCTGACCTAAAGCTTTGAGTGCAGCTGGCATTGGTGTTTGTAAACCACCATTAGCAAACTTTTCTAAAATTAGGTGTAACGATTTATTGACTCCATCATACATCCAAATATCTAAATCGATCCAATCACCAAAAGTCATAGCATCTAAATTTATAACTTTCAAATCTTCTGAATCTTCGTATTCTAAAGCATATCTAATAAAAGAAACGCCTAATTCAAGCGCTTCTTCTGGTGCATCAACTAATTCACGTTCATCGATTTGTAATGCAACTGCTAATATTTTAGGCCAATATGCTTTTTCATTCATATCAAACTTGGCTATTTTTTGCCATTGCCCCACAGTCATTGCTTTTAATTCGTATGGCGTATCGTTTAATATTACTTGAATCATCTATATTAAATATAAAAAGTTAGAGATATGAATTATGTATTATAATTTTATACCACCTACAGTATATTGACCTCTTGTACGATTTGTTTTTCTGTTTTGGTTACAAATAGCTAAACTCATAACAGTATCATCATGTTGACCATTTGGCGCCGAATAAACAATACTTCGAGATTTAGGTGAGTATGTGTATGTGAAGATTTCAAGCTCAAATGTTAATGGCGCAAAAAGCTGTTTAGATGGTATTGTAATAGCTCTGTTATTAAAGTCTAAAGCTAGATTTTCAATAATATCTTGCTTGCTTCTATTTGATGTGATAAACGGTTGGGTTTTAGACCATCTCTTTTTTAAAGATTCATAGACAACATCACCTAATCCATTAACTTCGACTAATAGGGATGCATCGTGTTTTTGAACTACTTGCAAGACTGCATCAATCATATATGACCAATCTCGTAGATTTTCTCTATAGATCTCAAGTACTTTGCCTTTTTCATCCATAATGGTCAAAACTGTGTAGTCATTAGCTCGACCTAAATCTAGACCAGCGTATCTTTTACCTTCAGCTTTTGGCCATGCATTAACTGAACATTCTTCAAGGTTTTGAAATACAGTTTGACCTGAGTCTGTAAATTCTGCAAGATACTCAGCTCTAAAGATGTGTTCTGGCAGGGTTAGTTTGGCTTCTTCAATTTCTTTAATATCAACAAATGGATTTGACTCGTACGTCATTTTTACACTAGCATACGATTCATTTTCAGGATTTTGACCTAATTGAAACAAGTCATAGAATAGGTTTTTACCTCGAGGTGTTGAAATAAAAAGCACTTGTTTACCTTTAACTAATAAAATAGGTTTAATGACAGCATTCCAAACTGAATCTGGCATATATGCAAACTCATCGAGTACTGCATAGTCACATGTTAAACCACGTAAGTTATCTGGTCTTTCAACAGATCTAAATAATATCTTTGAACCATTCATGAATTTGATTTCAAAGCCAGATCTATTAACAGACTTGATCACATTCGAACCTTGCAAACCATCTGAAATCTCTTCAAGTGGTCTTTTAACTTGTGAATACGTTGGCGCTGCACAAAGTATAGTTACTCCTGGATTATTTAAAGCCCAATAAAGCATAATAGATTGAGACAAGAATGATTTACCAGTTTGTCGACTACCACAAACCACAACATATTTCTTACCTGCTTGGATCAGATCTATTACAGCTGCTTGACCTTCATGAAGTTGTGGTCCTTCTATTAACATATATTATTCTTGTGTAATATCAAAGTCTTCAGATGGTTGAATCTTTTTACCAAATTCAAATTTGATATCGACCGGGCCACCTTCTGAATTAGTTAAACTGGTTTGAGTTAATTTAGGTACGAATCTCTCTGAAATTCTAACGATTAAATCAACTGCAGCTTTAGGATCATCAACTGCTATACGATCGATCATAGCACCTAAATTATCCATGCGTTCTTCTAATAGTAATGCAAAGGCTTCTTTGATTCTTGTCGTAACTTTATTTGGAGTACCTTTACTTCTACCTGGTCCAGATCCATGTTCAGCATTCCATTTTTGTATATTATTATTTGACGTGTGCATTATTTAGTTGTTTTTTTAGTTCTCGGCTTTCTTTTAGGTTTAGGTTCTTCTAAAGTTGCAACTATTTTGTTTAAACCGTCTAACCATTTTTGAATTTTAGACTCATCAATAGTTACTTTGTTTTCTGTTGGCTCTTCAGTAATTACCCAAATGCCATCTGTCTGTGTTAAATAAAATTCTTTCATAGTAATAAATATAAATTTTTAATAATTTGATAGGATCCACTCTCTCATTTCATTAACTGCTGTAGAGATTGAGGTTCGAGCTATGCCTGTTTGGCGTGCTAATTCTGAATAATTTGGTGTCTCAAGATATAATTTAAACAGTTGAGCACGATACCAAAGTGCTGGATCCTTTGATGATAAACCAACGTTAAGTGCAGTTTCACATCTTTCAATTGTAATATCTAAATCATGATCGTATTGATCACGTGGAATATTATCGTGGTTACTGGTTAACCCAACCATTCTGCCTTTTTCTCTATAAATGGTATGATACTCACTTGTCGAAGATCTGTAAGCATTCATCATTGTTCTAACTATAAACCATCTAGCGCCACCGTCTTGAACTATGGCTTCTCTATTTTTATGCACCAAAAAGACCTCGATCACATAATGTGCAAGGTCTTCTGAGTTTTTAGAGCCAGCAATATTAATGGCCCATGATATTATGTCTTTATAATTCTGTTCTATCCACTGATTGGCTGTCATTAGCTTGATATGCCTCGTATGCAACTTTTAATCTGTCAAGCGTTGATCTTTGACAAGCGCCGCATCCGTTTGGCTTTTTGTTTTCATTGTAAGTCTCATTATAAATTCTATATAATTCAGACCAATCTTCTCTTTTGATACTAACACGACCATACAAATATTGATGATGATCTGCTAACCATTGATAATTTTCTGATGTCATAACATTATGAGTTTAATTTTCTATCAATCCATTCGGCTGTAAATGATATAGTGCCTGAAATCATGAGAGCTTCCATGGCGCTGTGAGCCATAAAACCAGATATTACTATACCAAACCAAAAACCTGTGCACATGCAGCAGCGGGTGAAGTCGGCGGTTATACCTAAACCTTCTCTGATCCAGTTATATGGTTTAGAGTTTAATAACACAGCCCAAAAGGCCGCTAGCATGATACATTTAATTAGTAGTTCCATATTTGTTAAGATTGCGACTGTGATATAACTCAAAGTCTTTTATTATTTGTAGGTTTTCGTAGTTTTCAGTAGTTAAATATTTGGCTTTTAACCAATCTAAAAGAGCAATCATAGGCATGCCAAAGTCAATTGAAGCATTGTTAATTAACATATACATGTAATTATAGCATTCAATCTTTTCTGAACGTTTCATGTCTTTGTATTCATCATACGTAAACATGAATTCAAAGTCTGCGTCTTCGTTTTGAAACATTATCCCCTGATTTTTTTTCGGTATATAGATCTTTTTAAATCTTCTTTAATCCTATGTATCTTTGTTTCAAAGCGTTGCCTTTTAGTTATATCTTGAGCGCTTTTAAACTCGATATTAATTATATAATTTAGAAGTCGTCTTCGAAGTAATTCCTAAAATCTTTGAGTACTATAGCAAACTCATAGTGTTGATCCTCAATGGTTTGTTCAAATAACATATCATAAATCTCTCTTTGCGACATGTCATACGCTAAAGCTTCATTATTAAATAAAGCATAAAGGGCAAAGAATATTTGTTCTCTGTCCTTTATGTCCATATTTAAATATTCTTGATACGTAAATTCAAAATCAAATTGATCTACCATCCTCTTTTGGTTTTATTACTTTATTATAATACCATTCTTTTTTCTTTTGTAATTGGCGCTCTCTGTTTTTTTCATACCATTCTCTGGCTTGTTGCTGTTTTAAACTTTTAGGTTTAGGTTCAGCTTTTGGTTTTTTAGGTTTATCTACCATACTGTGTGAGATATGTCGTTTTGTAAACACATCATTGTAGATAGGTGCTAAAATATGGGTTACAGAAATCTTTGAAGACTTGTTATAACTTTTTGAATTTGCAGGTCTAATGATTGCAATCTCTGTAATTTCTTGTGTCTCATCAACATTAGCTAATCTGCCTAGTAAATATGACCATATAAGGGCAGCTTCTTGTGATAGATCGTATTCTATACACTCAGTATAAATTGATCTTCTTCTGACGTCTCCCATGTGTTCTGCTGCACAACGTAGAGTTACTTTGCCATCTACACCTCTAATAGTTTCAATCAAACCTAATTCTTTTAACTTCTTGGTCTCTTGAAATGCTTTGCCTTGTGGTGCATTGTAGTTAATTGTATCGATATCGTCGGTGTACATTTCAAAGTAATGATCTGGGCCATAAATAGCTGCAAACTTTGTTAATAAACCTATTAATAAAACTTGGCCTTCTTTGGGGTTGGTTGAAAGCCATTGGGAATAACTTGATGGTATGTATAGTTTCATTTTTATTTATGTGTTTTAGACCAAGTTAAATTATCTACGTGATTGTTTTCTCTGTTACCGTCTATGTGTTTAACAAATCTGCAGTTATTTGGGTTTTCTAAAAAGTTTAGGGCTACAAGACGATTAACGTATTCACCAGTTGGAATACCTAGCATTTTAGGAGATCCTGGTTTACCTTTCCAAAATTGGTTAACTTCTCTTTCACTAATCAAAGACATATCATCTCTGTAGTGTTTTAGGATTACTCTACCATGATCTGATATTAACCACTCTGATATCCCTACATATTCAGTCTTTGTGCCATTACTTTGTGGTATTCTATAACCATAGGGTTTCTTTTTAAAGACTTTAAATTGTTCTGCTTTCATAAATTATATATTATTTCTTATTATTGTTTATTATTATCGTTTTTTTATTTTTGGGTTTGTAGGTAGAAATTGAAGAAGAATGTGATGTGTTAGCATCATCATTTTTCTGGTTTATAATTCTTTTAGAATTATTTACCTTGTCCTCTGGGGATATACCTTTTTGTCCCAAAGGATATACCTTTTAGTCCCAAGGGATATACCTTTTAAATTTAATACCATATTCTTATTTGTTATTTTAAAGCAATTTAAAGAACTTTATTTTTTAGATAAGTATTTTTATTACTTTAATATTTGAGTTAAACCTGGTTATTCTGTGTAATTCAGGTAACGATCTAACCTATAGGTCTAAAGTTTGTAACCAAGCATCTAGTTCTTCTGGCGTAGGGTCGTCTTTTAAATCAATATCGTTATTTGGTCTTTTATAATTTAAAGGTGTTAAATCATATTCAACGTCTATATCATTTAATGAAGAAAAATCAATAGACGTTTCTTCGTCTAGCTCTTTAATTCTTTCTTTATTATTTTCTTTATGTTTATTTAATTTCTTTATATGTTTACCAGGGGTATCAGCTTTGTGCTCCCCGTTATCAGCTTTGTGCTCCCCGTTATCAGGTTTGTGCTCCCCGTTATCAGGTTTGTTGCTCTCTGTTATCAGGTTTTCATCAACTAACATGTTCTCTTGGTTATCAGCTTTGTGCTCCCCGTTATCAGGTTTGTAATCAGTAATAGCAGTAAAAGACAATGTAAATTTATTATTTTTACTACCAGCTTTATTATTAGAATCTGGTATTATAATGCCATTTTTTGTTAATACTTTAAATTGTTTACATATTCCCATTCTACTAGCATTCATTTTGTTTGCGTATGTTTCGTGTTTCCATGTAATAGAGCCATTCATTCTAATATCGTTCATCATTAAAGATACTAATATTTTTTGAAAATCAGATAAATTGCTTCTAGTTATAAATGGATAAAGCGGAGCATATTCTCCTTCATCCATTAGTAATTGTATAAATTCTTGATTTCGTGTCATTTGTTATTATGTTGTTTTTATTTCATACGCGATATTGTGTATGAATAGGATCGATTCGAATTGTTCTAATTTTGTCATGTTACTTGATTTTTGTTTTATAATATCCTGTTTCTACTCGTTCTAATGC